TCAGTTATCTACGGCGCAAAGCAAATTTGGTGGGAGCAGCCTTCTACTGGATGGTAATAGCGACTACATATATATAGCTAACGATGACTTAGATTTTTCAAGCACTGAAAGTTTTACTCTTGAATTTTGGGTCTATTTTAATAATATAGACGATGGAAATATAGTAAATTTTTACTCTGATTATTCTGGAGCCAGCAACGGAATGTCAATTGATAAGAGTACTGGTAATGTGCTTAGAGCTCATAATGGAGACTCGACCCGTATTACTGGAACAACGACAGTTTCAGCTGGCCAATGGTATCACATAGCGCTATCTGGCACTTCTGGGAGTTATAAACTATTTCTAAACGGAACTCAAGAAGGCAGCACTAGCAGTAATGGCTTCACAGGCGGCACTACTAATAAGTATATAGGGACTTTCTATTGGGCAGGTTTAGGAGGGGCGGTTCGTCTCTTGAACGGGTATATTGAAGATTTTCGTATCACGAAAGGTGAAGCGCGCTATACTTCAAACTTTACCCCGCCGACTTCCGCTCATTTAACTTCCGCAGGCGACGTAAATAAGCACATTGTCGTCAACTCGGACGCGGACGGTGTAGCGATTGGTACAGGCGGAATTAACCAAGCTCGGATTGCGAAAGCGTGGTGTAACTGGGACCAGACAGGAACAATCGCTATAAGATCTAGTTATAACATTTCTAGTATAAGTGACCTTGGTACTGGACGCACAGATGTAAATTTTTCAACCGCTATGGCTGATACAAATTATACCGCGGCCGTATACGGAAATCATTCAAGCTCTAATTCTGCATATACAAATTTTTCTGAGTATCAATCTTATGGAGCGGTATTGAGAACAGTAAACGATATTGAAGTCACTCATTATAAAGCTGGCACAGGCTACATTGACTCAAAGCAGGCAGATTTAATAATTTTCGGGAATTAAAAAATGAGAGAATTAAAACTAAGTAATGTTAAGGTCGCGGGTCAGTCTAGCGGAGAGACTAACTTTAATAAAGTATCTCTGCTCCTTCCTTTTGATGGGTCGGATACCGCAACTTCTACTAGCGACGAAAGTGATAATTCTCATACAATAACTTTTGCCGGTACAGCTCAGCTAGATACAGCTCAAAAGAAATTTGGAACAGCTAGCCTTTTGCTAGATGGAGATAGTGATTATATTCAAGTCGCAGACCACGATTCATTTGATTTTGACGCCGGAGACTTTACTGCTGAATGTTGGATTAGATTTGCAGCTTTGGGCAACAACACTATATTCAGTCATTGGGCAAATGGTACGGCAAGCTCAATGTCTTACTATTTAACATACTTTAACAGTAGCGGTATTTTAAGACTAGGTTATTATTTGGGCGGTAATCTCGATTCGACTTATTCGTGGTCGCCTTCTACTGGTACTTGGTATCATGTCGCGCTAGAAAGAAGCGGTACAACAATAAAAGTATATATAGATGGTACGTCGGTAATTTCTGTATCTGCCTCTACTACAGCTTTAAGAGATTCTGAGGATCCGTTTAGAATAGGAGTATTTAATGACGCTACAACTGGCAGCCCGAGTTTAGATTGGTATTTTAATGGTCACATAGACGACCTTAGAATAACTAAAGGTATTGCTCGTTATGGTACTAACTTTACTCCTCCAACTTCAGCGCATGAAACAACCGGAGGAGATGGAAACTTGCCTGTAGTATTAGACGCTGATGCTACTGGAGTTAGAGTGGATTATGATGGGACAACTAACCAAACGCGACTTGCAAAAGCGTGGGTGAATTTTAATGGATCCGGGACAGTTCAAATAAGGAGCAGTTATAATATAAGTAGTATTACGGATCAAGCAACTGGATTCTACGTGGCCAACTTTTCAACAGCTATGGCAAACCATGATTATTGTGCGACCGTCAGCTCAGGTTGGAACACTGTGACTTGGGGCATTCCTATGTTTGGAACTATATCGGGAGAAACCACCCCTTTCACTGCTAGTAAAATAGGAGTTACGGTGAACGATCCGTCCGATACTGACACAGATAATGCGTTCGTAATGATACAAGTTTTCGGGAATTAAAAAATGAATATAACCAAGCCAAGATTAGACCAATTTAAAATAACCGGAAGCACGGTTGGAGATTTGCATTTTCCGAACGTCATCTTTCTCGCTAAGTTTGATGGCTCAAATGGCAGCACCAGTATCACAGATTCTAGCAACAAAAATAATTCAATAACTGTGAACGGGGGCGCTCAAATTTCGACGGCGGCTAGCAAGTTCGGTGGAAGTAGCCTTAAGCTTGATTACGAAAATGCGGGAACGGGAGATAGATTAATTGCCGATACAGTGGCGGATAATTTAACGTCAACTACTCATACTATAGAATTTTGGTTTAAAACTGATATGGCAGATAGTCATATCACTAGTCAAGATCCTGCCTTTTTTGGATTTAATGATGCTGGTAACAGTTATGATAATAGAATCATGCTGCAGATGACTTCCAAGACTAATCTTCGTTTTTATCGCGGGGCTAGTAACTATCACGACATGACAGTCAGCGCTATGAATGATGACGCATGGCATCATATAGCAATTGTTTCTGACGGAACAGATTATGATATATATTTCGATGGCAGCAGAATAAGTTCAGATGCAGGGGATTCTAGGCAAATAAATTCAAACGATACTTTTATGATTGGCGCAGAGTATGACTCTGGTCCAAGTACAGGTAATTATTTTAGCGGTTATATAGATGATTTTAGAATTACTAACGCAGTAGCTAGATACACCGGAGATTCTTTTGCTTTACCTACGACACATCTAACTTCCGAGGGAGATGTCAATAAACACATTGTCGTCAACTCTGACGCAGACGGTGTGGCGATAGGAACAGGCGGCATTAACCAAGCGCGGATTGCAAAAGCGTGGGTGAATTTTAACGGAACGGGAACTGTGGCGATTAGGAGCAGTTACAATGTGAGTAGCATTACAGATGACGGAACGGGCCGGTATGATGTTAATTTTTCAACAGCGATGCCTGACAATGATTACAGCGTAGTTTCGGATGGTCGTTACAACACTGGAGATAGCGCTGGATCATCTGTCGTTACTGTAAGAAGAGAAGCTTTAACTACTTCGAAGTTCGGCGTGAGAGGAGCTAATGTTGCAACAGAAGCTTTCAATGATTTTGAAATGGTATCAGCAATAGTTTTCGGGAATTAAAAAAATATGGCTTTATCAAAATTAAGACTAGGACAGTTAAAACCAGCGGACGGAGCGACGACGGTTGGAGATGTGCATTTTCCGAACGTGAAGCTTCTCTTGCCTTTTGATGGTTCAAACGGCGCTACTAGCACTAGCGATTCAAGCAATTCGAGTCAATCTGTTACATTTAATAACTCTGCAGAGATTTCAACTACGCAAAGCAAATTCGGAGGTAGCAGCTTAAGCTGCCCGGATGGATTAACGAGTGACGTTAGTACTTCTTGGAATGCTATGCCAACTGGCACTGAGGATTTTACTATCGAATTGTGGGCCTACTTTATCGACAGAACAGGAGGGGGCAGAACCGAAACTGATTTTGGTATTTGGGGCAATAGAAATACTTCGGGTACAGACAATATCCATCTATATGTAGGTTATCCTGACGATAATATGCTAGGGTTTCTAATTAACGATACGGATGTGCAACTGACGACAACTTGGAATGTTACTTCTAATTTGAACGCTTGGCATCATATAGCTCTAACAAGAGCAAGTAATACTTTTAAACTTTTTGTTGATGGTACTCAGGTAGGAACTACTACTTCTACAGCAACTATGACAAGATCTTATAGCGATTTATTTATCGGAAGCAGTGGGCATACGTGGAATGCAACCAGAGCCACAAGGGGATTCATTGACGGTTTTAGAATAACCAGAGGGACAGCAAGATACACATCTGCTTTTACTGCCCCTTCTTCTGCGCATCTGACTTCCGCCGGAGATGTTAACAAGCACATCGTTGTAAACTCCGATGCTGATGGAGTGGCAATTGGAACGGGCGGGATAAACCAAGCGCGGATTGCGAAAGCTTGGATAAATTATAATGGAACTACAGCAAGTATTAGAGACAGTTACAATATTGGGAGTATCACAGATAATGGCACTGGTCAACATACTATTAATTACTCAACAGCAATGTCAGATGCTAATTATAGTATAACTGTATTTGCGCATGATGATCAAACGAGCAGTTATTGGTGGAGATCAGCAGTATCTCAAGAAGGAGTTGCCCAAGCAGCAGGGTCCTTCAAAGTCGAAACAATACATCCGACAGTTGGGGACATTCGTGACAGTGATACTGTATGCGCACAAATTTTCGGGAATTAAAAAATGAAAAAACTTTTACTAACTTTTACTTTAATTTTCTCCGGTTGTTCAACCGTAGACGATCAAGGTAGGTTGGAAAAAGTCAGAATCGCCGTACCAGCTTTCTTCCAAATAGAAATGGACTACTATAAAGATAAAGAGAATAAAGGCAAGGGAAGTGTAAATACTAACGTCGTACATTCTCCTTACGGGACTGTTAACGGTTATCCTAAATTAATGGACATGATAAGAAAATGAGTTTTAACGCGCCAGATATAAGACAGTTTAAGTTGACCGGAAGTACGGTTGGAGATCTGCATTTTCCGAAAACGGAATTGCTGTTGCCTTTTGACGGAACGAACGGCTCAACGTCAACAACTGATAGTAGCAATCGGAATAATTCAATTACTTTTAATGGTAATGCTCAAATATCTACGGCGCAAAGCAAATTCGGCGGAAGTAGTCTTTTGTTGGATGGGGCGGGAGATTATTTACAAGTCGCTAATCAAGATTATTTTGATTTTGGCAGTAGTGATTTTACTATAGAGTGCTGGTTTTATTTTGACTCTTCCTCAAGTGAAACTTATAACACTTTATTAGATATGGGTAATGGAAGTGCAGCGGGAAGCGGGCCGTATTGGACAGGAGTGAAAAGTGATAGCGGAACTTATACTTTATTTGTGCAGATGGATAGCACAGCTGGGGGAGACTGGGATCTCATAAACAATGTGGCGATTACTACTGTATCAGCAAGCACTTGGCACCATTTTGCAATAAGCAGAGAGGGTAGTAGTTTTAAAGTATTTTTAGATGGAACTTCTGTTTTAACAACGACTAATTCTAATCCTTTACGAGACGAAAATAGCGCTCTGCAAATTGGAGCGAGAGGCCAGAATACGGCATCTCATTATTTTAAAGGGTATATAGATGACGTTCGCATAACGAATGGTGTTGGCCGCTATACATCAAATTTTACTGCTCCAACTACTGCGCACCTAACTTCCGCCGGAGATGCAAATAAACAAATAATTGTAAACTCCAGCGCCGATGGAATTGATGTAGGAACGGGCGGAATAAACCAAGCGCGGATTTCTAAAGCGTGGGTAAACTTTAACGGATCAGGAACAGTTGCTATTAGAGACAGTTATAACGTAAGTAGTA